TTTGCGTTTGCGCCAAGATAAATTCCAGGCGCTTCGTTAAAGCCACTACCAAGGAATGCGATGTTCTCAAGGAATACGCAGCAAGCATGAGTGCCGACCACGCCCTTTTCAATCTGTGCGCCTTCAATGCGCTGGAACGGGAACAGGTCGCCGCCTACGTTGTCAAAGACTTCGATCGTGTGACGGTTGAGCGCATAGACTTCATTGCGTAGCTTTAGCAGGGCAACCACTGGGTCAGGGTCAACTTCTGACGAACCATATTTCAGCGGGTTCACTGCGAACGGATTGCTTAGGTCTGTGACAACAAGAAACTCGCCATCAGTGGTCATCCAGTAGCCATCAACCCACACTGTATCGAGAACAACGCCAAGGTCAGGGTCGGTGTTCTGGGCCAGCACTTGCGTGTTTATATCCCACAGGAATAGATTGTTGTTCGACGCAATGCCGATATATTCAAAGCTGTAGTCTAGCGTAACGTAATCGCCATCGTTGCCGACATCGCCCAAGATCGTCACAGCGCCGTTGCTGGCAACTGATACGAACTTGGAACCCATGACGCGGTAGCAAACACCGTTGTAGTTTATGCCGCCGCGATCAATGCCAGGGCCAGTGCCGTTGCCGACAATGCCTTCAGCGGGTCGCAAATATCCATTACTGATTCCATTAGCCTTTGGCACAGGCACAAAGTTCACCGGATAGGACGTTCTAAAGTCCGGCCCGTTGTCTGTAAATATGCCGCTCAGGATTGGAATCTGTGTCATGTATATGCTTATTCCAGTAAGATGAATCCGCCATCTTCAAGAGTCAGGAAGTCACCATTCTCTAGAAGAAGCGCACCGAGAACGGGGCCACCGTCTGCGTTGAAATAACGCAAGCGATTCCGAAGGCGCGTTAGCAGAAACATTAGAAGCCTTCACCTGGCATGATGTGGAGCGAACCACCGCCAGCAGGGGCGATGTATGCGATCCGGTCATAATCCAAGAACTTGCTGATGCTTACCTGACCGTTTGGTGGAACCAGATAGTCAGCAGTCGTTGCAGCTAGGCCAACGCCCTTACCAACGCGCACAAAGCACTCAACCGAATTGCGGCTGGTGATGCACAGCGATGTCACGTTCTTACCCAGAGCAGAGTTAGCACTGGTGTTGCCAGGGGTTACGACAATAGCTTGTCCGTAAGCTGGTGCAAATGTTCTAATATCATCCATAGTTTAATTCCTTGTCCACTTAACCTTGTCCGACCAAAAGGCCGCGCTCATTTTACCCTTAGCTATATTCTTCGCGTGCCTAGCTTTAAACGATGCGCGGCGCTTCTTGTTGGATTCGCTTTCACCTTTAGTGGCGGGTGAACCCATTACGCCCTGCTGTCCGAAGCGGATCGTCTTGATCTTATCACCTTCTTTGGCGACAACAACGTGCGACTTCTTCGGATGTGATGGCGTGCGCTTTGGCTTGTTATAGCCTGCGACGCCAGCACGAGTAAGGCGCGAATCCTTTTTCATCCGAAAGCTTACTTCTTTTTCTTCTTGGCTTTGGTCATCATCATTGGCTTGGCAGCTTTACCAGCGGCCTTCTTTGCCATCGCCATACCCTTTGAGCCATAGCTCATTTTTCCGCCACCCATTTTCATTTCAATTCTCCATTAACTAAGTTTAACTTATCCAACACGCCAGATAATGCCGTCGCTGAATACTGGAATTTGGTTTGAACCACCACCAGCAGCGGCAGCGTTGAACGTTGTCGTGTTGCAGTTTGTGATGAATGCACGCGCACCAGTATTACCAACAGCATTCGGCAACTGGTCAAAGCGCACAGGCGTTGTCTGAACCGAAGTACAAACAACAGCGCCAAAGTTTTGCTCAATGAACTGAGTGAATGTTGTGATCGAAGCGCGGCGGGAGTCACCTTGGTTTGGAACATAAAGGACGAGATTGTCGCCCATTGAAAGCTGCGTGATAAGCGGAAGCTGATTGATAGTAGGCATTGATTAACTCCATTCAAGAGGGCCATCAGGCCCAGCATTTACAGGGTCATAAGGGCGATTGACGTAAGGGTTATCCCAACGCCAAGGCTTGTTGCCCTGACCGATTGGCATTGTTGAAGGCAACTGCTGTTCTAGCGGATAGGTTGCGCGTTGCAGCAAGACATTGAAAGCGCCCTTAGCTGATACCTTTGTGTCAGCAGCGACTACCTTACCGTAGCCAGGAGCAATCCGAATGGCGAGGTTGGTGATGATAGCTTCCCATGCACTGTCAGGCACATTGGTTTGTTCGTCTAGGTCGCTGTCTTGTGGGCTGCTTGGCATTGCGTAGCCCAGACGAATGCCCATAGCGTTCCATTCAGCCATCATGGAATCTAAGCGACGCAAAGCAGCTTCTAGCTGTTCAGGCTGAAGGTCAAAGACATAATCTGCCAAGCCTATTTCTTCAAAGGCTGACGTTACGAACTGTCTTTTCGTGTACCCCATTTAGACCTCCAAGGCCGCTGTGATGCGATCTGACAGCGTTATATCAGAAGTTCGTGAATTAAACGATACCCCTAATTCTTTGGCTTTCGATTCTAGTTCCTCACGGGTTGGGCCGGAGACTTCATCAATCTCAACAGCCTTAACCTCTGGCTTTAAGGGGTGAGCTGCAATCAACGCCTCCTCGTATGACGCAGACCAGCCTTTAGCGATCAATGCGTCGAATGCTTCCTGATCCGCAACGCCTCTGTAGGCAAAGCTCTTGCCACGGGGCTTCTTATGTGGGCCAGGGGTGCGATAAACTATCGTGGGAAAGTCTGTCATTTCTTTTTGCCTTTCATTGGCTTGGCAGTCTTTGCAGCGGCGACAAATGCAGCAGCAGTCGGTGCGCCTTTGCTACCAACCTTACGCATACGTTCTGGAGTCTTGCCAGCAGCTTTCTGGGCTTCGATGCGTTTGCGCTTCTTGGCGATATTGGCGTAAAGACCAGCCTTCATTTCTTTGCCTTCCGCTTAGGAGCCTTCGATGGCTTCCCTGCTTTCATGGCAGCATCGCGTGCAACGTTCAGCGCAATAGCGATGGCTTGCTTTTTAGGGCGACCAGACTTTTCTTCCATCTTGATGTTCTTGCCGATGGTTGCGCGGCTGTAACCTTTTTTCAATGGCATTGGTTCACTCCCTAAAGAAGGTCGGGGGGGATGACTTCCAAATCCCCCCCTTCCTATTAGACTTACGTCTGGTTGAAAAGCAGGATGCCTGCCATTTCAGGGTTCGTCATGACCACACCATACAGTGTGTCCAGCGTGTAAAGCGTCTGGAAGGTCAGTGGATCGAACTTCTTGGTCATGACCAATTCGATGCCCTGATCCGTCGATGCACGAAGAACGTCAACGCCTGCGCCATCTGGAACAGCATAGCGACCTGGGAGGAGTTCAATCGAATCCTTGCGCCAGAATGGGTTGATGTTCGAAGCTGCAACGTTCAAGAAGTTGAGCGGAGCAGCCGAAGCAGCTGCAACCAGTTCAACGTTCTTGTACTGCAATTCAGCATCAGTTGCTGGAGCAGTTGCCGCAATGATCGGTGGCGAGATGACCATCGAAGTGCCGTTAACGACTTCAATGACGCGGAACGTCTTGAGTTCGCCAGTCGAACGCTTCGTGATGTGGTGAACAGCTTCAATGCCATCGATTGTGAACGCATCGCCAGCAACAACGCCAGTTGTCGAGGAGACAGTGACGGTCTGATAGCGGTTGTCTACGTTCAGGATGCCCGAAACGCTGTTCGTTGTCGCCTGTGGAACATACTGAGCCTGAGCGCCAGTAGTGTTGATGGTGACAGTTGCAGAGTTAGCAGCACAACGGTTTGCATAGTCAAGCTTGTAGGTCTGGAAGCTTGCGACTTCACCGACGAACGAACGCTCGTATGCGTTAGCCGACTTCGTGCCAGTGAACGAGCGAGTTGCAATCGCCAAGTTGCCAGCCATGCCGTTGTAATCGCGGCTCGACAAAGCGAGGTAACGATCACCAGCCATAACACCCTGTTCGTTCATGATGCTGTCGCAAAGTGCAACATCGTCATAATCGCCAGCAGCGGTAGCTACGTCAACAACAAGCGTACCCTGAGCAGCAGCCAAATCCATAACGGAAAGGTTGATGTCCGAAGCAAGCTTCTGCTTTGCGGAATCGCCCAAACGACCTTCTTGCAACGCATCACGCAGTTCCAGTGCGTTCATCTGCCAAGCAGAGCACTTGTTGAAACCGAGAGTCGATGGAACCGAAAGCTGAGTCATCGTCGAAACGTCGCCAGCAATCGATGTGCCTACAACGCGGTCAAACGACTGAGCGATGAAGGGTTGTGGACGCCAGATGGTGTCGCGTGCGCGCTCCATCGTTACGCCATTGGTGTTGTATACGTTGATGTTCTTTGACAGGATCAAAGCATCGTTGAAGCCTTCAAGGATGTCCTCAAAAGCAACAATTTCTTCTTTCGAAAAAGCGTTAGCCATATTTAATTCCCTATTCTTTCTAAATTAGGTTTTCTTGTTACGACGCTTGTATTCCATGACCTTTGATAAGTCTCCGGTCTTCAAGGCTTCAGCGCGTAACCGCTCAAGTTGTGAATCAATGGAGCCAGACACACGACCACCGCTGGTGATTGTACGTTCTGGCGTGGTTGATGCCCTACGGTTCGTTACTTTCAACTGAGTCTCCAGTTTAGCTACCGCAAAGGCAAACTTCACGGGGTCGGTGATTGCTGCAAGTTCCTTAGCTCGCTTGGTGCTTTTGCCAATTGCGTAGATAAGCAAAGCGGGGTTGTCAGAGCCTTGTAGAACGATCCCTTGTTGCGTTACGTCAAACGTATCTAAAGCCGTAGCTTCAGCTTCGTCATAGTCCCGCACCTTCAGCGATGCTTTCGCCTTCGCATAGGAATCAAGCTTGTCCTGCCATGCTTTCGACTCAGCATCTCGCTGGGCTGCTACATTGGCTTCGGCTGCATCGTATTCGCGTTTATGCTCATACCAAGCAGCAAGCTTTTGTTCGTACTCGTCGGAATCGTAATCGCAACTTTCAAGCGTTGGCTTTGCCACTAGTGCAACTGGTTTGGTCTCAGTTGCTGTCGTATTTAGCTTTGCTTCTAGTTCGCGTATCTTCCGCTCTTTTTCCCGATTTGATTTACGCAATTCACGCACCCAAGCAGGCGCACGAACTTCTTCATCTTGAGGTGGCGATTCCTCTCCGATAGATATTACGACTTCATCTTCGTCATCTTCTTCATCTTGAGTATCGTCGATGGCATTGGTCTCATCATCCGATTGCTCATTAAAATCCGTGTCGATGTCTATTGTGTCGATGTTGTCGTTATCCAGTTCTGCCGTTTTCATGTTTTAACCCCATTAACTCACCCAAATTGTGTGGAGGGTGGAACCACATTCGTACTGGGTCGCAATGCTTCCCCAATCTTTTCAGCAGTCTCAATTGCCGACTTGCGCTGGTCAATGTCGATGTTTGAGATGGTCTCTGCTGT